CTATATTGAGTTAATTGCTGTTTCAAAGAATGAGACAGCTTTTTTTGCATTCTCTTTTGATAAATGGCTATAAATATCCATAGTCATAGATAGAGTAGAGTGCCCTAATCTATATTGGAGTTCTTTGTAGGGGATACCTGTGTTCAGCAATAAACTAGCGTGAGTGTGACGAAAACCATGGAAGCCTATATTCGATACATTTGCTCTTTTAAAATGTGTTCTTAATCGAGTTTGTAAGGTTCTATTGTTTGGGTACTTATGGATAAAATCAGAAAATACCACTGTTTCTGAACGCCCTAACTTCCATGCTTCTTGAATCTGTCGTCGTCTATACTGCTTAAGCATTGTAACTGTTTGATTATCTATGTCAATTTCACGATAGCTTGACTTTGACTTTGGACTATTAATTTCTTGCTTGTAATTTAGCGTTTTTGTGACATGAACAACGGCATTATCCAAGTCGATATCTGACCAGTTTAGAGCTAACGCTTCATTAATGCGACAACCTGTAGCTAATAAAAACTTATAAAGTGTGACTTCATAGAAGTATCTGTATTTACTTTTATCTAGATTGTTTAAGTAGTTGAAAAATGTTCTTAGTTCATCATTTTCGAAATGCTTTACTCTTTTAGTGTTAGCTTTCTTAGTGTTGCGAGGGAGAATGACCTCACGCGCAGGGTTGAATGGTATAGCTTGCATGATAACGCCATACTGTAGTATACGTTTATTCAGCGCGTGTATTCTGTCATAATGGAGGTAAGCTTTTCTTTCTCCTTTATTAGTTTTATCAGCTAGTTTATTGATGATAGACTGTATAAGTGGTGTCGTTAACTTATCAAGCTTATATGCTCCAAAAATTGGTATGACATGAACGGTTAACAGCTTTTCAGTAGCTAGCTGAGTATTGTATTTTACGGTATGTTTGTAACTATCCCACCATAAGGTTGCAAGTTCCTGATAACTTGTTACGGAAGTAGCTTTGAAGCGAGTAGAACCATTTTTTATAAACTCGACAGCTTCTTGCTTAGCTTTTTCTCTAACTTCTTTCTTAGTTCGTCCTGTTATTTTAGTAGTTACTTTTTTACCTGTTACTTTATCAGTACCAAGATAAATACTGGCACGATAAATTACCGTACCATCTTTCTTTTTTACTTCAGTTATTTTCATGATCATAAACCTTTCCATCAGCAGGCAAGCTATTATTAAAGGGATTTTAGGTTTATATCATGCCAGAGCTTACGAGAAGATTCTTATTTCGTTTGTTTTGGAGAAGTCGGTAAAATTACCTGGTTAAAGGTTAAAATGCGATTATGGATGATTTAAAGCTGTTTTTCAGGGGTTTTTGACAAAGTTAGCTTACTGGATAGCTAACAAAATCCTTTACATTTAGAACGTGCGTGATATAATATAGTTAACAAAGATAACTTGTGAAGGATTAACGCTGGGTCCCAGAATGGGGTAAGCCTTCGGGCTGAGCATTCCTATGTGCCAGGGGTTATCTTTTTTATTTAGATTTTTTCAGACTTTCAACAAAATGTTGAGGGTCTTTTTCTATTTCAGAGATAATAAAATCAACGAATTTTTGAGAATAAGTGTAGTGTTCAGATTTACCTATTTTATGGCAATAAGAATATTTTTCATCAGACTTTATTGAATAGAAATCAATCACTAATGTTAGGACATATTGATTAAAACCAGATTTATAATTAAGTTTAATATTCTTTTTATTTAGTCTATCATTTACAACAGATATAATATTTGCATATGAATATTTGTGCGTTTCTGATGGATCTTTTAAATCTTTTAAAATAGCAACTTGAGAAGGTGATTGATTTGCAATTGATACTATAAAATCGGCTTCAGATTTTTTCTTAGTAATATAAAGATTTTGTTTAATACCAATAGCGAATTTATCAGAATTATACTCTGTCACTAAGACATCTATGGCATTTGCCTGTTGGATGAATTTTTCAGCAATTTCCGCAGGATATTTTAATCTAATTTGTTCGTTAGATAATGGTTCGTAAGTTGCAGTGATAGTTAAAAAATTTTGGGAAATGGCCTTTGTAACGTCTCTTGAATGAAATCGTTGAAGTTCATTGACATAGTTAAGTACACAAGCTTGGAAAAGTGGAGCATACTTTAATTCATAATCTTCTGTTATGTAGTGAGTACTAATATTCCTTAGTTCAATAATGCGCTCAAGATTAAGTCGAATTCTAGTGCTGTTGTCCGAGTATATTTTTTTTATAACACCTTCTAAGCTTAGTGTTCTATCAGGATTATCCTTAAAATAGATAGATTGATTACGATTTAACATTTCAGCTTTAAGCATCAATTCCCAAGCATTACAAATAAAGAAACTAAAGCCCTCAATTCGGTACTTAATCGTTGGTTTATTGTATATTTCAAGTCCCATAATAAAAGCTTCAATACTTTTATCAACTAACCTTGTACTTAAATTCTCCATATATTTCCTTTCTAGTTTTTTTCACGCGCTTCGAAATCGATCTGTACAATTTTATTAACATCAACAAAATACTTAACCACAAGTTTTCAGAATTTTTTCTAATTTAGTATCTTTAAGGTTACCCCCATCATAAAAAAATGTTGTTCAATCCAAGTTTTGAAACCGGTGGGAAGGGTCGACTATCCAAATATTTGCTTTTTTTATCGCACGACCCCCCACCCCGAAGATAAGAATACTAAATTATCACATCATTAAAGAGACAAACGTTTCTAACTGCCATTGCTTTTATTGGAGGAGTAGTTGCATAAGTTGGAAATCGATTATACTTTTGCAAAGTGAATGATGAAAATAGCTCATGAATTACCAAATTTCCCGACGTTAGGAAATATCGGAACAGAAGCTCTCTACCTTATTGCCACCCTACCAGATAACCAAAAGCAGTAACAGCTTGAATAACCTATTGCTTCCTATGGCGGAAGGCTCTTGAACCTAAATGCGACCATGTGGTCGTATTTGACATGTTAATGCTAAGGAATGCTATGGTTGCCAATATAAATAAGTGTTAATTATTGTTTGGTGGGGTAGTTGAGGGTTGGTCGGTATCAGGGAGATTTGGGAGAGAAAATTTTGCTTTCTTTTTGCAACTCCGTTGACATGTTTTGCTGTAGCCCCTAAATATTTCAACGTTGAAACATTTGGAATTTGTTTAGCTACCGTCATCATCCTGTTAGCCTCCCTGTAATGGATACCAATTTTATTTTCTATCCATTCAGCAAACTCTCCATGTGCTAAAACATTTTTTACATGATTTACTCGTCTGAGCATTTATTATTTATTTAATCAAAATCTATCTTATCTCCCTCAGTATAGATTTTATATCCGTAGGACTCCAAATTTTTTTTAAAATAATCAAAACTAGCGGGGGTATCAGTCACAAAATAATCTAATTGTTTATAAAATTTGAAAATAGCTTCTTGTTGACTTTTGGAAAGTTCACCACTTGGGAAGTGGTCTAACATCATCAATAGCTCAATAAGGTCAGTATGTATTTCAAAAAGTCTGTCCGTAAGTCTTCTGCTGACTTTTTCAAAATCATAATATTTTGAAGCATTTTTTATATATTCTTCTTGTTTAACAGATTCATTGATGGTATTTTTTATTTTTTTTATGCTTTTCGAGGTGTTTTCTAAAGCCAAAAACTGTTCTTTGGTTAGATGGAGGGTTGTACCATCTAAATTTAGCTGAAAATCAATCTTTTTATTAGGAGCATAACCTAGTAAATATCCAACTGATACATTAAAATATTTTGCTAATTCTTTTGCTTTGTCAGGCTTTATTTGTCTTTCGCCGTTTTCCCAACGGAGAATAGTGATTTTTGATACACCAATCTCCCCAGCTAATTCTTCTTGGGTTAGCTTTTTTTCTTTGCGTAATTCTTTCAACCTATTCATTTATTTCACTACCTTTCAAAGTTGATTATAACCGAACTTATAAAAAGTATCAAGAAATGATATAAAAATTTCAAAATAATTCTTGACAAGTAACCGAAACAGATATATAATCGTTTTTAAGTTATCCGAAAAGGATACTTTTATCTCCCGCAACCTTTCTCACTTTCAACCTACGGGAGGAATTTTTTCAAAAGGAGGATACATCATGGACAAACTACGAGGCTATCGTGTCATGCTAGGGTTAACCCAGAAAGACATGTCGGACAAGCTGAATATTTCTTTACAGTCTTACAACAATAAAGAGACGGGTAAGAGCGCTTTTAATGACAAAGAACGACTAGCAATTAAGTCAATGGTTTCAGAAATCAAACCAGATATAACCATTGATGAATTATTTTATAGCTAGAAGATTAAAGAAAGGACAACTTATTGAGAACAGAAACATGGAACGGATATACTATCCGATTTGTAGAGCACCAAGGTGAATGGTGGGCGGTGCTAGCTGATATTGCTAAAGCACTAGATCTGAATCCAAAATTTATTAAACAACGTTTGGGAGATGAGGTTGTTTCAAACAACCACGTCGCAGACAGTTTAGGGCGTCAACAAGAAATGTTAATCGTTAGTGAGTTTGGCATTTATGAAACTATCTTCTCAAGCCGTAAGAAGGAAGCCAAAACCTTTAAATTATGGGTATTTGAAACCATTAAACAGTTAAGACAAAGCACAGGCCTAGAGGGCTTCCAAGTATTTAGAATGTTTGATAAAGAACATCAGAAGCAGGCAATGAATAGGCTTGTCGATGGCTTACAAAATGCAACTAAGAAAGACCTTATCAAAGCAAACACTATCGCAAACAAAGCCGTTTCGGACCTATATGGTTATCCTAAGATGATTAGTAAAAACGAGATGACAGAAAACATGTTGCGAGACCGTAAGCCTATCCTTGATGAAACGGTTGAACTAATCAAGGTTAAAGAAAAATACGGCTTAAATTTTAGTGTATCTGAAGCTATCTATAACCAAAACACAATAAAAAAAGCGCAGTGATGCGCGTGGATAAAGGAGAAATGATTATGAAAGCAACAACTTACAAAGAGTTGAAGAAATGGATTGATGAAGGTGTTGATTTAGCTGAGCTAGCACAGGGTTACGCTGACAAAGTACCAAATGCAGATCGCGAACAGTTTGAAGCAATCACACAGGAAATTTTCAACGTATTGGAAGGCGTATCGCTCATGCTTGATGACAAAGTGCTAATATATAATCGCAAAGCAGAGCAAAAGCGTTTGAATGACATTGAACAAGGCAATTATTAATCAATAATCAAGAGCAACAAAAAAGGCTTACCGAGACCAATCAGCACAGCCTTTAACTAGTATAACTAAACTCAAATAATAAAGCAGGCAAGCTATTATTAAAGGGGTTTTAGTAAAATATTTGATACTTCCATTGTATCATACTACCGCAGAGCAGGCAACGACTTAACAGTTGCAGTTCTCCCCGACAAAACAACAATAATCAAATAACGAGGTAAAACAGTGAATATCATAAAACAAGTAAAAAGTTCTTTTGGAGAACTTGAAATTGATTTTTATCTGGACAGGAATAGAAATATTTTTGTGACGATTGAACAATTAGCGCAGGGATTTGGATATAAGAGCCGAAATGCTATTGAAAAGATGATAGAGCGCCAACCCTACCTCAAAGAAAAGCGATTTTCAGTTACTGACAAATTGTCAGCTACTGATGGCAAACAATACGAGACCCGACTATTCAATAAGCGAGGAATTTTTGAGATCGGTATGCTGTCCAAAACGGAGAAAGGTAAAATCTTTCGTCAATGGATTTATGACCATATCGAAGAACTAGAAAGAGAAAACGCTAACTTTAAACTGATACGAGAGCTTGAAAAGTCTAATCATAAAGAATTAACACAAGCTATCAAGGATTGGGAACACTTTAATCAATGGAGCTACAAGGCTATTAGCGACCTTTTGCTAAAATCTGTCACAGGACAGACTGCTAAACAACTGAAACAGTCACGGGTAGGTTATGAAATTGCATTAGATTGCCTAAGTGCTGATGAGTTGACGCGATATAGAAAACTTGAACAAAAAGTAATTGTCCTATTGGAGCTCAATGCAGAATATAACGATATTAAAAAATTAGTCCTTTAACAACTGAATAGAGTACGCAAAAAAGTTTGATTTAGGGGTTGACTTATGTACGTGCTTATCATATGATATAAGCACGGGCTTAAATGAAAGGAGGAACTCCTATGAGTCCAAAAATGGGCAGACCTGTAAAAGGTACAGCTAAACGTGATAAACGGCTGGAAGTTCGTTTGACCGCTGACGAGTATAATGCAATACAAGAAACAGCGGATAAAAATGGATTATCTAAAGCGGATTTAATCGTTAAAGCTGTAAACTCTTATGAGTCTGAAAAATAAAAAAGTTCCTAACGTGGTATAGTTTGGCGACCGTACACGTTAGGAACTCCCAGCACCCACAAAGTAGGTACGTAAATAGTATATCATGCGTACTCTATTTTGTGAACCTAAAATTCATAGAAAGGGAGTGCGCTTTTTGTGTGCTCAAAAATCAAAACAACATGATTAAGAAAAAAAGAAATCCGAGAGTGTTATTTAGAAACGTCGCTTATAAACTATCTGAAATTGAAGGGAAAACATTAACAGAAACCGCTTCTTTTTCTTGGTTTTGGGAATTCAGAAGTTTGCAGAAGCGCCCTATACAAATGGAAGCGTAAAAAATGGCTAAAATTCGACCTCAAAAACGGTCATTATCGTAATGTTGAAGTATTACATGAAGTTACGCTTGAAAAAATGGCTAATAAGGAATTAAAAGAGCAAGGACTCATTTATAAAGCTAACATTTACTATGAACAAGTGGTCTCGACATCCGAAATTATAGAAGACATTAAAACCAAAACACAAGATAGAATTAAAGCCATCCACTTACAACAAAAAGCGCTAGAGCGTATCCCTAGCGAGTTATTCGCAGAATTATACACTAACATGAACTAATCAGGGAGCTACCCCTTAAACCTAGCATGAATCTAGTATAGGAAACCGGCAATTACACAGAAAATAAAATTAAGCGAGAAAAAACATAATGAAATATAGAGTAGAAACAAATCCTTTTTCAAAAGATAGATACACTCCTGAACAACGAGAAATGTTCAAAAATCGCCAACTCAGCAAAGATAAAGCTGAAGTCTATTTCACTCGACTATATAACCAACATATTGCTCGGGTGATTATTGCTAATGTAATGGCAGAGTATACGACTACATTCAGGAAAAGTGCCACTACTTTTGAAGAAGCATGGGGCGCTTTAGGTTATAAACAAACCACAGAGATTGTCTTTAGAGCCGTTAACGGTTTACCTTGTTCAGAGAAAGACACAGGGGAATTAGAAACTTATTTAAGTGAGGTATCGGCATGATGCAAGAACTTAACCTTACACCAACACAGACACTTATTTTATTCATTGTTTTAGGTCTCTTAGGGCTTCTTCTTAGCCGTTCTAAGCCATTAATAGAGATTGACTTACCAGAAGATACCCAAGCACCTAAACTACCTCAGAACGCAAACTATGGGGCTTATATTCAATCACAGAACCATTATTACAATTAGAGAGGAACTGCATGACAACGGAAGAATATTTTAAAAAATTGCTAGAAGATAGCGAAAAACATCCTACAAATTGGTTAAGTGATAGGGTTTTAGACAAAAATATCAAAATGCTAGATGAAGATATTGAAGCAGAGTGGGACGATTTTCCGTTATTCACGAAAAAAATATTTATCAATACTACACAACGTGACTATAACAAAGCTGATGCCGTTGTTAAATTTTTGGAATCAATGCCAATAGAGATGGAATATAAAAAAGTGCTAAATATAGTTATACAAGCATTGAACGAGTTAAAAGATAGTCTTAAAAATCAAGTGCTTGGTGTTATTGATAACCAAATCCTGTTTCCAAATGATAAGGAGGACACGAAATGACACTACCAGAGAATTATAGACGTGTCCTTAATCTGATCAAGGTTGGGGCAGACAATCCCATTACAGGGGCAGAGATTGGCTTAATACTGAAACTTGAAGAACGTTCCGTCCAAAGTATCATCAGTAACTTAATCACGCGCTATAACGTCCCTATTGTCGCTATAAGACATGGGTTTAATCGTGGCTACTTCATCCCAGCTAATAAGGAAGAATTACTAGAGGGTGCCAAAGCCTTTTATAACCAAGTACAAAAAGAACAAGAACGTTTGTCTGTATTAATGAATGCGGACCTAGAGAGTTATAAGAAGTTACTGAAGGAGGCTGATATGAATGTTTAGTTTAAGTAAAGAGAGTGAACAGGATTTAACTCAGGGGGTACTGGAGCTGGTAGGAAATTACCTGGAAGTACGTGAGCAAACCCAGCCCAGACTATTAGGGTTGATAACAGCCCAGCAAATTAAAGATGAACTAGGCATAAAGGCCAAGACATTAAAGCGTTGGGAAGATAACGGTCTAAGACGATACCAACCACCACTAGAAGATACGAGGAAGCATTACTATAAAGTCAGTGATATTCTTATTTTTTTGGGGGTGGATACGTAAATGGCTATTTATGAAACAAGAGGTTTTAGTTCTTATCTCTACCCCTACAAAGGACAGTTAGAACCATTTGACTATATTGCTCATTTTAAACCTTTGAAACCTCCTGAAGGCATCGATATTGAAGAATACAAGCGAACACAAGCTCCCTACTGCCTGAGTGGCAAAGTCACAGCAGAGAAAAACGGTAGCTATAAGCGTAATAATGCTAGTTTGGTTTACCGTGATTTGATTTTTCTTGACTATGATGAAATAGAAACAGGCGTAAACCTACCTAAAATCGTTTCTGAGACACTTTGGGAGTACAGTTATATTATTTATCCAACGATTAAACACACACCCAAGAAGCCCCGTTATCGTCTTGTTGTGAAGCCTAGTGACGTAATGACTGAAGCGACTTATCAACAAGTGGTCAAGGAGATAGCCGATAAGATTGGACTGCCTTTTGATTTAGCTAGTCTTACCTGGTCGCAATTACAAGGCTTACCCGTTACAACAGGCGACCCAGAGGACTATCAGCGCTCTGTGAACCGTGGTCTTGATTATCCTGTTCCTAAAAACGGTAGCACACCAAACAGACAGGTTGTTACTACTTACACGCCACGCCCTAGAAGTCAGCGTTCTATTACCATGAGGGTCATAGATACCTTGTTTAATGGTTTTGGAGACGAAGGCGGGCGCAACGTGGCCTTAACTAAGTTTGTTGGCTTGCTATTTAATAAGTGGGTTGATTGTGATATAGAAACAGCTTATGAGTTGGTACAAATAGCTAACAGCGTGACAACTAACCCCCTACCAGAGAGGGAGCTAGATAGGACTTTTGAAAGTATAGCAAGAGCAGAATTTAGAAAGAGAGGATAGAATCATAGAAAAGGAAGAATTGAAAAGCCTGGAAAGTAAAATCTTAGAGGCGCGTGAGAATGAGCAACCGCCCAAGACCATGAGAGAGCTAGAAAACCGTATCTTTCAAGCTGGTGAACAATGGCGGGAAGAACACACGGAAACCAAAATAAATGAAAGTACAGGGGACGTTACCGAAAAGGTGGCCATGCCCCAGGTTTTCACAGTTGCCAAAATGCTAAGCGAAATTATCACCTTTACTTTTATCAGTAAAAGCAACGTACCTGATTATAGCCTACTCTATATCTATGATTTAGATGAGGGCATATATACGGCTAGTAATGACCTATTTAACCGATTTTGTAAGACTTTTGACGTGAGGATTAAGCCTAGGGAATGGCCCCAGATTAAGCTAATGGTTAGGACATTGACAAGGATAAAGAAACCGCTGGAGAGCGCCTACTTTATCCCTGTACAGAATGGCATTATTGACTTAAGGACTAAGGAGCTACTTCCTTTCAGTCCTAAATATGTGATTACAAGTAAAATCAGTACAGCTTACCACGCGCCTAAGCGGGTCCCAACCGATAGGGAAGGGAAGACATTTGACGATTGGTTAAACTCAATCGCTTGCAATGATAGTGAACTAGTAACCTTGTTTTGGCAGATTATCCTGGAGGCTATCAATCCAAACCATACACGGAATAAGTTTGCTATCTTTTACGGGGACGGTAACAACGGAAAAGGGACGTTTCAGCGGTTTCTTATCAATCTGATAGGAGAAAGTAACGTATCAGCATTGAAGCCCGTCCAGTTTGCTGAAAAGCATAACCTGGAAACGCTAGTAGGTAAAGTTTGCAATATTGGAGACGAGGCACCTAATGAATACTTAAAAAATCCGTCTGACCTAATGAGTATTACCAGCGGGGACACCGTGCTAGTCAATCCAAAGGGGCGCCCAGCTTTTGAAGCGACCTTCAAACTCTTTAATGTCTTTTCAGGAAACTATATTCCCAACGGTGGAAATAAGACAAAGGGCTGGTATAGGCGTATTATGATTGTCCCATTTAATGCTGACTTTAACGGTGAGAAAGAAAAGCCCTGGATTAAAAATGATTTTTTAGGCGAAAAAGAGGTGCTAGAGTATGCCCTTTATAAAGCTATCAACCAGGAGTCGTTTACTCATTTTATCGAACCGCAGGCAGTCAAAGGCCTGTTAGAGGAATACCAGGAAGATAATGATTACTTGTTATCTTGGGTAAAACATGAGTACATGGAAAGAGGTTGGCACGAGCTGGACGTAGTCCCCGTTTTTATCGCTACAAGATCCTTGAAGCATTATGCTGAAGATATGGGAATACCTAAGCCAAATGTTTACGGTGCTGGTAAGGAGACAATCAGGCACTTACAACAGCTAACACAAAATAAGTACCAACTCAAAAAAGCGCGTGTAAAGGTTGAAGATCTTGACAAGTTAGACCCTTTGGAGTTTGAGAGACCGAAACTGGGGAGAGTAAATCACGCTATAACAAAAAAAGAATAATGTTGACCTTCTTTTGATGATCTAAACCCTTGCAGTTACTAGGATTTTACAAAATTTGTTGACCTTCTTGTTACCTTGTTTAGAAAGAAGGTAACGCATCTAGACCCTTGATATACATAGCTTTATAGCTGTTATGTTGACCTTGTTACCTTCTTTCTAACTCTCTATATAGGAAAAAAGCAGTATTTATATATATAAGGGTAAGGAGTTAGAAAGAAGGTCAACATGGTAACAAAGAGGCTAAACCCTTGTGGCAGTAAGGCGGGGCTATGTTACCTAGAAGGTAACAAAATCACTAAAGAAGGTAACAAATTGAAAAAAAGGAGCTAAAAAATGAAAATCAAACTATTTTATCAAAAACACAATGAATCACTAGATGATTTTGAATATCGGGTCAATCTCTTTACTCTATCAGTATCTGTAATAGATATCAAATTTTCAGAAGCAACTTATGGCAATTATGAGGATATGAGTACTACAACTTCTTTATTGGTCTCGTACAGGTAACTAGTATGAAACTAAAACTACACACACGAGGTGGTAACACCATCACCGTACAAGGAGACCGCACCCTTTATGATGAATTGGTTGAGATTCTCCTATCTGGCCGACAACCTAACTGGGTAAAGACTCCTTCTGGCACCATCAATTTATCAGAAATTATAGCAATCACAAAGGAGAAATAACATGAGAACATTTTCAGATACACCTAAAACATTTACATTTCACTATACTTTTAGAGACTTTGACACTGCACAAGTAGCTTGTCATGCTATCTTAGGTTACATGACTGGTACTTATGAGCAACCAGTGATTGACGCAACTTATCACAATGATGATCAAGGTGGTCATGCTAATCAGTTAGTCTTAAAATATGTTGAAGACAGAAAGTTAAGCAAGGTCTTCAAGCGTATCTGTGACAGCTTTAAGGACTATTACAACCAACCTGAGGATATGACGGATGAAGAACTTGATGACGTAGCTCAAGAAACTGAGTTACTAAAGGAGGTTGAAAGTACTGACAAGAAGCGCGTGGTTCCTTTATTTGACAATAGCCAAGAGAAAGCGGACAAACAAGACATATTCATGGCTTTCATCTCAGACCACAACCAACTCGCCGAACACGTTTCCATGAATTATAAAAAGATGACTCAAGAGGATTTAGGAGCTGTACTTGAATCTATCAGCCAAGGCTTTAATTATTTGTATGATATGGCTATTGAGGGTGAGTTACTGGTTAAATAAACAATCAGAGGGATTTCCCTCTTTTTGTCGTTTATCAATAGTTTTGGGTTATTTGAATACTAAGGAGAAAAGATGTTAGAACTAGCTATTGAGAGTATCATTAAACCAATGAAGAAACAGGAAAAGACTAGAGTTACAGGAACAATAAATGACCAATCTATCACCATAGACCTAGATAACCTAATCGTCCATTATGAGGGGCAAGAATTCTTACTTGAAACGATACCAGGAACTTATGGTGGTAAGCGCTACTTCTTCCTGTGTCCTGACTGTGAGAGACGTTGTAGAAAGTTATTTAAGGCTTCTCATGCCTTTGCTTGTGGTACTTGTCAGAAGCTTCATCAAGCGACACTCAATCGAAGTAAGACAGATTGTCAATACTATTGGCAACTAGCCTTTAAAGAGTGTCTGAAAGTAGATTCAAAAGCAAAACACAAACATGGTTATTATAGTTATGATGACTTTCCTAAGCGTCCAAAGTACATGAGAATGACTAAATACTTATATCATTGGAAGAGATTCCATTACTATATGGATAAGGGGGACAAATACTGGCTATAACATTCGGAAAAACAGATAGCTGTTATCAAAGCTAGATACGTGGATGACTTATCATGGGATGAGATACCCGACAAGCTAGGTTATTCAAGGAATACTGCATTCAAATTACATAGAGAAGCTTTAGAGGTATTAGATGAGCAAGAAGAACGCTATTCGTAAATTAAAAGAGTTTCATAGATGGCAACGTATCGCCAATAGCCTTGATTTAAGCTATAACGAGCGTTACCAGTTTGATATAAAATATCATCCCACGCGCAGAGAACACCTTGAAATAAGCCGAGAATGTGCCTTAGAGGAGCTAGACGCTATCAAGTATGCTATCAACCAACTGTCTAAGATAGACTACAGAAAGATATTGATTGAGTGTTACTTGATTAGTGAGAAAAAAACTCAGCAAGACATCATAGCAGAACTTAACAAAAGTCAAAGTTGGTACTACGAGACTAAGAAAAGAGCTTTGCTTGAATTCGCCCAGAGTTATAGGAATGGTGTGTTAATAACAACAGCATAGGCTCTTGGATATATGCAACTATACAGGTATAGTTTAAAGTGTTATAATAACTAAAAGGAGGTGCTACTATGCACGCTTTAGAAAAAAATACGCAGGTCAACTTTAAAACCAACAGTGATTTACTAGAGAAAGCTAAAGCTATTATCGCAGCCCAAAACCTTGACATGACAGCTAGCTTTAATTTGTTTTTAGAAAACATTGTACAAAATAAAGCCTTACCTTTTGAGACTGACACCGATAAAGAACGAGCTGAACTACTTGCAGGTTTACGAGCTGAAATTGCTAAAAGTTTTGACGATTTAGAGCATGGGCGGGTATACAACGCTAGTGAAGTGAGGGCTAACCTTGGTATCTGATAATAAAACCCATAGCCTTATTATCCCTGAAACCGTACAAGAACAATTACAGGAGATAAAAAGCTATATTGAAACTACTTACTTTTCGGAGCAGGCAGGGGCTAACACCGTCAACAATATTCTTTACGGGCTAGAACGTCTTGAATTTTTCCCAGAAGCAGGATTTAACGCAGATGACAGAGTAGGTGAAACTATTTACCCGCCACATAATACTCGTTGTATTGTTTTAGGGGACTACCTAGCTTTTTATCACATTTTAGAAGACAGAAAAGCCGTTTTTGTATCTTATATTATCCATAGCAAACAAGACTATATCAAACTGTTTAAGAAAAAATAA